CAGCATCATCTGGAACTACCACTCTTACATCAACTGGAGCAACTGCTGCTTCACCAAAGTGTAGAGTACAAAACTCTGCTATTACAATTGTAAAAACAGCAGCAAATACTTGGTACGCAATGGGAGATCTTTCATAATGAGAATACTTGGGGTTATATCATCATCTGCAAAAGGCGCTCCTGGAGCACCAACTATTGGAACAGCAACAAATGTTGGAACAGGACGAGCATTCAACAACGGCTCTGCAACAGTAACATTTACTGCTGGATCTGGAGCGGTAGCAACATCATTTACTGCAACATCTAGTCCAGGTGGATATACAGGAACTGGAGCATCTTCACCAATTACAGTAACAGGATTGCAATCTAACACTGCTTATACTTTTACAGTAACTGCAACAAATGCATCTGGAACTGGTTTAGCATCTGCTGCTTCTAATTCTATTACTGCTACTACGGTTCCAGCAACAATGTCCGCACCAACACCGACTGCTGGTGTTAATTCAAACTCTATTGCTTTTACCGCCCCAGCAACTGGTGGATCTGCAATTACATCATTTACAGTTACTGGATCTGATGCAACCACTGGAACAGGTTCTACTTCTCCAATTACTATTGCTGACACTGGGGGAACTTCTCAGACTTATACAATTACAGCAACAAATGCAAATGGAACATCTACTGCATCTGCCGCATCTGGTTCTATTACTACTTTATCACCGTTCTTTCCTCCATTTTTCCCACCGTTCTTCCCATTCTTCCCTCCATTTTTTCCTCCATACTTCCCCAATTTTTATGCTTGCGGATGTCAAGTTTTCTCTGTATACTGTGATGGATTTTCTCTTAGAGGCATAAGATGGGATCCATGTAGTGGTCAGGCACAGGGTCAGGGCTGTAGCCAACCCAATTTCGGGGAGTGCTAATATGATATACTTTAATAAAGGAGAAAAATAAATGGCTACATCTGTAGTAGTGTATGTTGGTGACGAAATAGTTGCGACTGTTACACTTCCAAGCAATCCAATTTTATTTTACCAAAAAATAATTGATGCTGCTAAGAATAACCCAACAATCGTTGATATAACAAATATGGAAAATTATCCAGTTGAGGGTATGAGATTTGAAAATAATGTTTTTATTGAAACAGAAGAACTTAAATTTATAACTAATCCAAGTCAAACTAATTCAACTACTTTTGCATTTATTGTTAACGGTATTTATGTCGCTACTGAAGGTTTTGATACTTCCGAAAGTATGCTGTTTATATCAGCATATCAAAGTAATCCAAGATTTGAAGTTTTAGAAAATGTTGAAAGTATTTATTTTTAATAAATAAAAAATGGGGGATGCTTTAAAATGAGTGAAGACAAATCACCATGGCAAAAATACAAAGAAAATATTGAAGAATATAAAAAAAATCTAGGCGATACAAGACCATGGGATTTAATAAATCCAAATGTAGAAAAGTCTTCTGAAGAAGAAGCCTCAAGAAGGCTTGAAATATGCAGGTCTTGTCCTGAATTAACAAAACGCACAGAGCAGTGCAAAAAATGTGGATGCTTTATGGCGGGTAAGGTTAGAATAAAAAAATCTTCTTGTCCTATAGGTAAATGGTAAGATGGTATAATAAATATAGAATGGGGGCTATATGTATGATGTAGAAGAAAATCCTTGGTTTACAAAAGACAGATCAGAGTCTATATCAAAAAGAATAGATAGAATATTCAATGATATAGATGTGTCCAACCCAGCACTTGGGTTAAATATTTATAAAAATGCCATAAATAAAGAGGATATATCTTGGATTATTGATACTCTTGAAAATAATCTTTCTAATGGAACAGAATATTCATGGAAGGAAGCACAGGTAACAAATTCTAATCAACCAATTAAGGCTGCAAGAGACTGTTCAGATTTTAAGTTTAGCAATAGAACATTAGGTTCAAAAAATGACTCAAACAAAGATTTATTTAATGTTTATGATAAAACATATAGCATTGTAAAAAAATGTGTTGATGACTATGCATCTTATTGGGGAATTGGTGTTGTTTATTATGAAGCATTTAATTTTGTAAAGTACGAAGGTGAAGGCCAAGGGTTTAAAATACATGCAGACCATGGACCACACTACAATACTACAGTTTCAATAGTTGTCTACCTTAATGATGATTATAAAGGTGGGGAATTATATTTTCCAAGACTTGATAAACTTACATACGCTCCCAAAGCAGGAGATATTGCAATATTTCCATCTAACTATATATATGAACATGCATCACTACCAATGAAGTCTGGAACTAAGTATTGTGTAGTTATTATGTCAGACATAAATCTTTTAGGTCACTCAGGAAAATAAACAATGTATAATAAAAATAAAGGAGCATTAAAATGAATACAGAAAACAACAGTAAACAGCCATGGAGCAGTCATGAAGAAATATCTCCAGGGATTTTTGTTTATCATGATGTCTTGCCAAAAGATTTAAATATAATTAATAGACTTGAAGAGGTTTTAGGAAATAGTACTAACTATAGTTGGCAAGAAGCATTTGTTGGATATAAACAAAGAATGCCAGAGTATAGAGACTGCGTTGACTTTAAATTTAAAAAAACAGATATGCAATATGATAAGTCTGAAGAATCTATAAAACTTCAAGAGATTTGGCAAGATTGTTTTGATAGACAAAGTTTAGCGGTACAAGATTATTGTCAAAAATTTAATATTAATGGTTTAAAGTATTGGGAAGCATTTAACTTTATTAAATATGAGCCAGGACACCATTTTATGGAACATCATGACCATGGATTTTCATATAACTGTACAGTTTCTCTTGTTGCATATTTAAATGATGATTTTGAAGGTGGAGAACTTTTCTTTAGACTGCAAGGAATAAACTACATTCCAAAAGCAGGAGATGTTGTTTTATTTCCTTCTAACTTTATGTATCCTCACCAAGCAAAGGTTGTTCATTCTGGAACAAAATATTCGTTAGTTACAATGCTTGACTATAGTGAAAAGTTTCATACTAATGAGATGTATCAAGAAACTGGATCCTAGTGTCTATCATAAAGTGTTATAAAAAAACACAAGTAACGCTAGATATTGCCCCAATGTCTATTAAAAGAGACTGGATGGATGAAACTCCACAAGGACATGCATATAGATGTCATCCAGTAACCTCTGCCAATGTTATTGGCTGGAACATATCTTGTCCAGTAGATATAAGATTTATTTGGAATGGGGTAAATGATACAAGTTCAACCAATGTAACAATACTAGAGGGTCATGATTTTACTCAAACTGGTAGAGGACAATCTACTGTTAGTTTTAATACAAGGTTTATGCTAAGAACAGACGAAAAGATGAGCGTTCTTACAATTAATCCCCAAAACTATTTTAATCATGACATAGAAGTTGTATCTTCTTTAATTTCAACATCCTTTTTAGATACAGACTTTCCACTAGCAATTAAATGTAAAACAGCAAATAAAGAAATATTAATTAAAGCAAAAACACCAATAGCAACAATAATACCAATATCTTTAACCTCTTTACAAAATGAGTCTGTTGAGATACTAAACTTTGAAAATACACAAGAATACTTTGAAAAGTTAAGGTCCTATGGTGATGCCGCACAAAAGATTAATCAGTCTGGAGAATGGACTGATTGGTATAGAAATGCAGTAAATGAAAAGGGAGAGTCTATTGGATCCCATGAAGTAAAAAATTTAAAACTTGGTGTAATTGATAATACTAGTAGGACAAAATGAATATAATTGAATTTATAAGCAATAGGCCTTGGCTAACAAGAGAGAGTAAGTCAAAACCAGATCCAATTTCAAAAACAATTCCGCAATGGTATAGCGATGCTGATAGATTTGCTAAAATGCCAGATGGTCAGTATTGGGTTGGTCCAGACAGTGGCAAGATTCCTACATGGAAGGCTTGTCCAGCCATTCTTGATATTTTAACAACTGGCTACAGTCTTTTAACTCCATGCGACATAGAGTTTTTTTTAGACAGTGCTGGTCAAATTGATCTAAACATTCAAGACCCAAAATATAAAGATTTTGTTACAAGACGAACACCCATGCCACAATTTTATCACCCAGAAGGATATTATGAGTATCATTTTGCTTGGATGCCAGATTGGGCAGTGCGTGTTCCAGATGGATATAGTGTGCTGTATGTATCTCCATTTAACAGATACGATCTTCCCTTTATGACTGTATCTGGCATTATTGATAACGATAAAGTAAATTTACCTGGATCCTTTCCATTTTTTATAAAGCAAGGCTGGACTGGAATACTTCCAGCAGGAACTCCATATGCTCAACTTCTTCCATTTCTTAGAGAAGACTGGAAATCTACAATAAGCATTCCAAACATATCAGAAATGACAAACAATAATATGGAGAATAGTAAGAAATACCGTATCCCAAATGGTGGAGTTTATAAAAAAGAGGTATGGACAAGAAGGTTATACGAGTGAAAAATGGTATAATAAAAACATGACAGAAGAAATTCAAAATAAAAATATGGTTAAGTTTGCCTCTATAACACCACCTGGGTTTTTTGGATCAGACCCAAAACATATTCAGGCTAGAGAAAACTTTATGACAAAAGAAGAGCATGAGTTTTTATTAGATGCTGCAAAAAAAATAACAATCTGGGATGTAACTGAAACACACTATAATGAAGACGGGGTTGTTACATACGACTCAGATTATTGGAAAGATAGAGTAGCAACTGCTCCAACTTTAAATAAATTAGACCCTAAAATATCTATTGTTATTGCAAATATGGTTAAAAGATTTAAAAAAGATGTAGATGCTTATTTTGAAGTAGATGCTAAAGAAACAAGTCCAGCCATCGTAAGATGGCTTCCAGGACAATTACAGATGCCACACGCTGATAAACAACTGCCTAATGGAGAGCCAAATGATTTTCCTTGGTTTGATCTAGCAGGATTATTCTATCTTAATGATGATTATGAAGGGGGAGAACTTTATTTTCCAAATCAAGGAATTGAGTTTAAACCAAAACCAGGAGCAGCATATTTTTTCCCAGGTGATTTAAATTATGTACACGGAGTACGTGAAATTACTAGTGGAGTTAGATATGTAATTCCATTTTTTTGGACAATTCAAAAACATACAGGAGAAAGACAGCCATGACAGACAAAGTCTTAGAATCTGTAGAGATATATCCCAATATTTTTGTTTATAAGGATATGTTTAAAGACATTGCAAAGTCTTATAAAATTCTTACAGACTCATTAACAGAAACAGGGGATAGACTTTTTAGTCCTTGGACACAATGGTCTATTTTTGGAGAATACCTAAATCCCATAGTCCCTTCTTTTCGTCTAGTCGATAAAGATGGAGGCTTAAAAGATATTCAAACAAAAACAGAGATTGAAGAAAATCAAAAACAATTTGCTATAGAGATGATGAAAAATTTTCAACTAGTTACAGAAGACTATGCAAAAAAACACAACATCGATATTGACTTAAACTCAAAATCTCTTGATGACTTAGGCGAAATGATACCAACCTGGCAATGGACTGGGGGAACAGTAGGCAGGTACCACATAAACCCCCGAGTTGGAATGAATTATCATTCAGACTACATAAGAGAACAAGGCCATCATCCAGGCTATAAATTTGTCATAACATGCACAATATACTTTAACGATGACTACGAAGGTGGAGAGATCGATTTTGCAATGGGAGATAAACTTGTAAAATACAAGCCAGAAGCGGGAGATCTTTTAGTTTTTCCATCAGGGCATCCAGACTATTTAACAGAAGAAGGCAAGCCATACTTACACGCAGTAATGCCCTCATACAATAAAAACAAGTTTTTGGCAAGAATGTACTGGCAAAAATATCAAAAAGGAACTGATGAGTGGTATGAAAAAGAAGAAGAGTTTGGAAAAGATGTTTGGGCTGGAATGCAAAAGGATCTAGATGATCAGTTTAGGTTAAAACACCCACAAAGACATGTAATAGAAAATGGAGTAAGAATAAAATGAACCTAGAAAATAAAAAGAGAATTACAAAAGACATCGTTGTTTATGAAAACTTTATTGATGAAGAGACTTGTCAAAAAATGATACAGGCGTTAGATGCTCAGGCAGATAACGGAAAAATCTCTTGGATGCCCATATCCTTCTACGAATCATACTCTTCTGTTCTTCCACAAGACAATGATCAAGAAGTTCTTGATGCTGGATTAGTTCCAACCATTTTTTCAGATATTGAAAGCAAAATGCCAGAAGCCATTGCTTCCGTTCACGACTTAGATCCAAATATAATTTCTAAGATTGGCTACCATACACAAAAGTGGGAACCTGGAGCATATGCAAGAATTCACTCTGATAATACAGATGAGCATGGAAAATCTGGAGCATTTACAAGAAGTAGATATGCAGGGTTTTTGTACTTAAATGATAATTTTCAGGGTGGGCTTCTTAAGTTTCCAAATCAAAATATAGAGATTAAGCCACAGGTTGGAATGCTTGCTGTTTTTGACGGCGGATTTAATAATATGCATGAAGTAACTCTTATTACTAAAGGAGTTAGATATACTATTGGTTCTTTCTGGGATGACAGAGAAGAAGATGCATATCCACAAGAATTAAGAGACGCTTGGGCAGAAGAGATGAAAAAGATTAGAGATGCCCAAAAAGTTGAAAAAGAAGAGTGGCAAGAAATTATAAAAGAAGGATATAAACTTGATATGAATGGTAATAAATATAAGATAGAAGATTTATAAAGATGTCTAATACCTTAAAAGAACAATTAAAAAAAAATAACTTTAATATTAAAGAAATTTTTAGTGATGTTCTTTTAGTAGAAAATTTTTTATCTGAAAAAGAAATATCAGAAATATTTAGCATTATTAACAAAACTACAGAAGAATCTTGGTCTATAGAATACCATGCAAACTTAAAAAATTTTTGTATGGAAAAGTTTGGAAGAGACGATGTGGAAAATCTAATTAAAGAAGGAAAATTTGAAATAACTCAAAATTGGAAAGATAAAAATCTTAATATCCATAATGAGGATATTCATAAAGATATATATAAAAGGTTAAACGATTTATTATTAGAATCAAGTGATAACTTAGAGTTGAGTGGTTTTGCAACTATACAAAGAATGCAAGAAGGTGTTGAGTTAAAGTGTCATACAGATCAAGACACAGATCCTTCAATACGCTATGCTACAATTCTTTATCTTAATGATGAATATTCTAATGGAGAGTTATTTTTTAAAAATATAGATTTAACTTTAAAGCCAAAAAAGGGATCGTTAATAATTTTCCCAGGAACAGAAAAATACCATCACGGAGTTAGGTCAGTTGGTAAAGGGCCCACAAGATATGTTTTAGTAGGATTTATTAAAGAACAAAATTTTTATCAAAACAACAAATACCAAGGAAATGGAGAAAAATAATGAATAAAACAATTTTAGAGGAAAAAGTATACTACTATGAAGATGGTGTAAAAAACTTTGACCAATTAATGAAAACTATTAGTGAATTAGATGAATTAAACAACAATGAACGCTGGGAAAATTGGACATCCTCTGGCGATAAAGAATTTATATATGGACAAACTAAAACATTTGATTTAAATCAAATAGAAAGAATGGATGAACCATATAAAGAAAAAATGTCTTATATTTATAAAACAATTATGGATTCTTTTTATGAAGTTTGCAAAGACTATGCAGAATCAATAGGAGATAATGATGAGCCAAGACTGTTTCCAGTATTTAATATCAAAAAATATGATGCTGGTATAGGAATGGGAGCACATTTTGATCAACTTGATGGAGACAAAACATTAAGATATTCTTTAACTATGTATTTAAATGATGATTTTGATGGAGGAGAGATTTCATTTGTTTTGTCAGACTATGATGGTATTTCTAAAAAACCACCCTCAGATTTAAACTATAATGTTGCTGTAGCAAAAAATCAAATTGATTTTGGAATAAAACCAAAAGCAGGAAGTATTTTAATTTTTCCATCTGCAGCACCATACTATCATACTGCTCATATTGTAAAAAATAATTTTAAATATATGATCCCAGGACACTGGATTCACAATGGTATGGAATTAAATCAAGGAATGTAAAATTAATGAAAACTGCAATAGTAACGGGAGCAAGCAAAGGTGTGGGGCTGGCAACAGTTAAAAGGCTATCTGAAAATGGCTATAGGGTAATTGCAGTTTCAAGAAATTTATCAGAAGTCTCTAAACTAGAATCAGAGACTGTTGAGGTTTATCAATTAGACATTACAGACTTTAAAGCAATAAGAGTATTTTTTGAAAAATATAAAGATATCACTTTAGACCTTTTGGTAAATAATGCTGGAGGTGGTGCTGGACCCACTTACATTATTAATGAGACTCCAGAAAACTTTAGAAAAGCCTATGATATAAATGTAACTGGCCCGATGCATCTGTCTCAATTGTTTGTTCCATGTATGCAAAAGTCAGAATCTGCAACCATAGTTTTTGTAACTTCTTTTGGTGGCAAGATTGCATACCGTGGTGGTGGAAACTATACCAATGCTAAGCGTGGTCAAAGAGGATTGATAGATACAATGAGACTAGAGTTTCCTCAATATAACATTAAAATAACTGAAGTTTGTCCAGCAACAATAGATACGCAAGAAGAAAAAAGAGATCAAGCCTTAACTGCTGAAGATCTTGCAGAAGCAATTTTTTGGGTTGGATCACTACCAAGTCATTTAAACATAAATCAAATAGAAATGTGTCATGTCAATAGTAGTAAGTATGGATAGACAACCTTTGTTTATTTAAAGCACTAACCCTTAATAATAGGTTTACATGTTAGATTTAAGCATGTTTTTATTCTTTAAACCATGATATACTTAAGACCACTTTGGAAAACTCAAAGTACTCATCTAGATTTGCTTAGAAAGGTAAATAAATGTCAGAAGTTTTTTCGTTTCGTCTATCAGAAGAATTTGTAAATAAATATAATAATGTTCCAGCACCATTTGGATTCTCAGATGCTGGATCTAACTCATTGGGAGAGATTACATTTATTCGTACATATTCTCGTATGAAAGAAGACGGGACTAAAGAACGTTGGCATGAGGTTTGTCGTCGTGTAATTGAAGGTATGTATTCAGTACAGAAGAATCATGCCAAAGATAATCGTTTACCTTGGAATGATAACAAGGCTCAGAAGTCTGCACAAGAAGCCTTTCAAAGAATGTTTGAATTAAAATGGACACCGCCAGGTCGTGGTCTTTGGGCATTTGGAACTCCAATGACTATGGAAAGGCGTAACTCAGCATCACTTCAAAATTGTGCAATGGTTTCAACTAGAGACATTGATCGTAATGATCCTGGAGCCTTATTTGCTTGGGTAATGGATGCATTAATGCTGGGTATTGGAGTTGGATTTGATACCCTTGGACAAGACAAACAAATGTCTATATATGCACCTACTGAGCCAGCATCTATTTATGAAATCCCAGATACTCGTGAAGGCTGGGTTGAATCAGTTCGTCTTTTAATTAACTCATTTCTTCGCCAGAATCAACCTATTCAAGAGTTTACCTACGACCTTATCCGTCCTCTAGGAGCCCCCATTAAGGGCTTTGGAGGGGTAGCAAGCGGTCCAGCACCACTTATTGATCTCCATACACGTATTCGCAATGTAATTGGCTCTAGGGCAGGAGAACTATTAGATAGCCGTGCAATTGTAGACATTGTAAATCTTATTGGTACTTGTGTTGTTTCTGGAAATGTTCGTCGTTCTGCAACTCTTGCACTTGGAACAGCAGAAGATAAAGGTTTTATTAATCTTAAGAATCCAGAAGTATTTCCAGACCGTAACTCCTACGATCCAAAAAAACCAGGATGGGCTTGGATGTCAAACAATTCTATATCAGCAACAGTTGGAACAAAATATGAAGACTATGTAGATTTAATTGCAGATAATGGAGAGCCAGGTTTTATTTGGCTAGATGTTGCCAGAGAGTACGGTAGATTAAAAGATGCACCAGACTATAAAGATTCCAGAATCATGGGATTCAATCCTTGTGCGGAGCAGCCATTAGAATCATACGAACTTTGCACGCTTGTAGAAGTGCACTTAAATCGTCATGAGTCTAAGGAGGACTTTCTCAAGACATTGAAGTTTGCATATCTTTATGGAAAAACTGTAACACTGATGCCAACACATTGGCAGCAAACAAACGGGATTATGCAAAGAAACCGTCGTATTGGAACATCGCTCACTGGGATTGCTTCTTTTGCTGATAACAGTGGACTTCCAGCATTACGTGAATGGATGGATGAGGGGTATCAAAAAATTCGTCACTATGACCACAAGTATTCTGAGTGGCTATGTGTTCGTGAGTCAGTTCGTGTAACTACAGTCAAGCCTTCAGGATCTGTATCACTTCTCTCTGGAGCAACTCCTGGAGTTCACTGGGGTCCTGGAGGAGAGTTTTATCTTCGTGCTATTCGTTTTGGAAATACTGATCCAATGATGCATTTATTTAAAGCAGCGGGATATAAAATTGAAGATGACCTTGTATCAGCAAACACATCAGTTGTATATTTTCCAGTAGCGTCTGGACATAAACGTGCTGAGAAGCAGGTAAGTTTGTTTGAGAAGATTGGTCTTGCAGCCACTGCTCAAAAGTATTGGTCAGACAATGGTGTTTCTGTAACCTTATCATTTGATAAAGAAACAGAGAAGCAGTTTGTGGCACCAGCACTGAATATGTATGAGGGACAATTAAAGGCTGTGTCTTTCCTACCAATGGGAAATAAAACATATCCTCAGCAACCATATACAGAGATCTCAAGAGAACAATATAATGCTTATGTTGGAACAATTGGAAAGATTGATTGGTCTGCAATTTATGACGGTAAAGATAATTTAGACGCTGAGTCTGAAAAATACTGTTCAACTGATGCATGTGAGATTAAATTATATTAAGCCGTATCCTGCTATAATAAGGGGATAGGAGAATAATGTCTAGCCCATCAAATTTGTACGCAGAAAAGGTTTTCAGTGAACACCCAATGGCTCTTTGGGCACTAGATGATAAACTTGATTATGTTAGTCTTATTTCAGAGGCTCAAAGAAATATTCTCACACTTTGGGATAAAACAGGATGTACTCTTTCTGCAGGTACTGGATTAACTGGTGAGCCGTTTCCAGATAGTTATACTACAAAGGTTAGTTCTAGCATACCAGTTGGCTCTACCAATGAGGCTATATTAAAAAGCCCAGAAATAATGAATTTTCAGGATTTAGATTTAGAACTTGGAACATTCTGCATTGGAACACATTTTTATTCTGGAAGCGTTTATTTAGAGTCAGTATCTATAGGATATGAATATACAGATACTACGACTTCACAAGTTGTACAAAACCTAAAAACATTTAATACCTCAATATCAAACCAGTGGGCTTTTATATCTGAAACATTTGAGATTCCAAATGAAAGCACAAACTTTAAGATAGTTATCAAGATTATTACAAACACTGGTGGAGATAACATAAATGATTATGAGTTTTATTTTAATGGAATATCTTTAGGCCAATGGTCTGAAGAGTTTAACGTAGTTTCTCTAGGGGTATCTTCAGAAATCTTTCCAACAGAAATTGAACTAACAACAACTAGCAGAGTTATTCCAGCACCAGCCTATGGAATATCTTCTGATACTGCTTATTATCTTGTAAATGATAACTCTTTAGTAGCAAAAAATACTGGAGTTCCTTTAGTCTTTGGTGCATCAAATGTTACAAAACTATCTCCAAACACAGGTGGAGATCCTTCTTTTATTTTTCCTGGAAAAGGTTTCTTACATGAAAATGGAAGACATAGTGATTACACTGTAGAGTTTTGGGCAAGAATTAACTCAGACTCTAATGACCCTAAAAGAATTTTTGGACCAATAGGAAGTGAAGATGGTCTTTATGTAGAGGGTGGATTTTTAACTCTTTTAATTGGTGGAAAATTTAGTTCTCATTTTGTCGGGGAATGGTTTAGACCAATGTTAATTCATATTAGGTTAATTACTGACAATGCCACAGTCTTGATTAATGGGGAACAAGTAATATCTTTAGACTTTGTTACATCAGACATATCTTTGCC